AGCCACCGGGCCGCCAGCAATCAGACCATCAGCGCCCAAAACCACAGCCAACGGTACACCATTACCGAAATTCGCGCGCGCGCCAGCCTCACGGTCAATCAACGGAGTCAAACCCTCCGGCAACGTACCCGCATTACGCGACGTCTGCAACGACTCCAGGCTCGAATACACCGGATGCAACGCCACCTGCGGCAGACGCTCCTGCCACGAAGACATCGTCATCAAAAACTTCACACAACCAGCGCAGGTCGCCGACACAAACACCAGCACACGCGCCTGATTCTTAGCCAACGCACGCAAATTCGTGTGACGGCCATTCTCCAGGTACAGCGCCGCATGCGGAATCGGCATGCGAACATACTGCTCCTCGCCATTCTCGTCATACACCGGCTCCGGCAAAATCACCTCAGCCTGCGGCTCCGGCTGCGCAAGAGCATCACCGCGGCGAACAGCCTCCAACGTCACAGCAATCAGCGCCGCACCAAAAACCCAAGTCCAGCCGCTATTACCCAGACCCAGCAGAGTCAACACAACACCCGTGCCGCCCCTCAACGCACTCGCATGCGCACCAGCCGCCGCCAACAGCAGCGCAATATTACGGACCAGCGTATAACGGCTCACCGGCGCATTCGACTCAGAACCAAAACAATTACAACCCGCAGTACGACCCGTCGCCAGCGCGCGCGCAATCACCACCGTATAAAACAGCATCAGAATCAGCGCCAAACCCGAAGCAATCACCGCAGGCAAACGCACTGGCGACAGCAGCAGAACGGCGGCTAGTGCGATTTCGAACCACGGCAAAATCAGCGACACCGCACGGGTCGGCGCAATCTTCTCCAAACCAAGATTCTGAATACCGGTCACGGTACTCTGCGGGTCCTTCGCCTTAGCAATACCGCTAATCAACAAAGTCAACGCAACAAGGGCCGTACACAAAACAAGCGGCACAGTAGAGACGGTGAGCATAAAACCCCTAGAGTGAGTGTGCGAAAACAGGAGGCGGCAACGGCAGTTTTTAGGTAGCGCAAACCGCGCGACGTGCCGCCGTGTTATACACGATTTTACGGATATGCCATATCCAGATAAATCTTTCAAATGTGTGATTTTTGACCCACCTCATTTAATTAAAGGCGGAGATAACTCGTGGCTTATAAAAAAATATGGAAAACTGAATAAAGATTGGAAAACACAATTAAAAAAAGGATTTGATGAATGTATTCGAGTTCTAGATGATTACGGCACACTCGTATTTAAATGGAACGAAACACAAATAACAGTTAGGGAAATTATTGAAATTATTGGGTGTAATCCTGTTATTGGGCATAAATCAGGTAAATCAGCTAAAACACATTGGTTACTGTTTGTAAAAGGGACTAATTAATAGGATGATAAATATGAATAAATCCAACACCAAAAAATCAGACAAAGACTTATGGGCGACACCGTGGTGGGTTTTCCATTATGCGGAACAATATTTCAACATCAAATTTGATTTAGATGCGTGTGCCATGGAACATAACACTAAAGTGAAAAACTTTATCAGCCCAGAACAGAACACGCTAACAGCAGATTGGCAAGGACGTTATTGTTGGATGAATCCACCTTATAGTAACCCGTTGCCCTTTGTCTTACGTGCTATTCAACAAAGTGTGTTACATAACAAAACGGTAGTAATGTTGCTCAATGTAGATGGTTCGACAAAATGGTTTGATATGTGCGTGCGCAACGCAAAAGAAATCGTGTATATCACTAATTCACGAATCCCTTTTATCAACAACGAAACAGGCGAGGAAACCGATCAAAACAATAAACCGCAAATGTTGGTGCTATTTGAGCCAAAAGCACCTTACGGCAGTTTGAAATCGTCTTATGTATCTATGCACGAAATGAAAAAAATAAAAAAATAACTCCAATAACTCTAAAAAATGCTTGAAAAAAAATATTTAAGAGTTATAATAACCCCATAAATTAATAAGAAAGAGGTAAAATGAATAGTGCAAAAATAATTAAACAAATTGAGGATGACGGTTGGTATCTTGTAAATGTTGTCGGTAGTCACCATCAATTCAAGCATCCAACAAAGAAAGGGCGAGTTACTGTTCCTCATCCCAAAAAGGATTTACCAATAAAAACGGTAAAAACAATATTAAAGCAAGCGGGGATTTAAAATCCCCCTTTATTGAAACTATTTTTGATTATTCAATTTTTTATAATAAGTAAGGAAAGATCATGTTATACCCAATCGGAATAGAAATGGGCGATGAAAATCACGCATACGGTGTGGTGGTGCCTGACGTGCCAGGCTGTTTTTCAGCAGGTGATACATTAGAAGAAGCATTCATCAACGCAAAAGAGGCAATCGCTTTCCATATTGAAGGCATGTTAGAAGATGGAGAGGAAATCCCACAGCCAACATCATTACAAGAGCACGTTAAAAATCCAGAGTATGAAGGCTTTACGTTTAGTTTTGTGGATGTAGATTTAACTCACCTAATGGGGAAATACGAAAAAATCAATGTAACCTTACCTAGTCTTTTAATTAAACGCATTGATAGCTTTGTAGCAACGCATCCTGAATGTAAAAACAGAAGCAACTTTTTGGCGCAGGTGGCCATAAATAAGTTACTCGCAGCATAAAAATAAAAGCCGCTATTTCTAGCGGCTTTTATTCATCTAATATCTTTCTTAAATTGGCTTTTTTCTTCTTCTGAAAGTTTTCCTAAAACTAGTTCAAGTAATTTATCTTTGGTTAATTTGCTACTTCGTGTTGTGTGACCAAATTCCATATTCATGACAAATCTGTGACCGCACAGGGGGTTTTTACACGCACAATAATATCTTGTAAATTCACTGTGTATTCGTTCAGATCTTTCGATAACTGATTTTGAATTGCAAACAGTGCAGTAAATATCTGTTGTTCTTGCCATTTTCCCCAAAGCCATCACAAAAAATAACTGCAAATAATTATATCAATGAATGGCTTTTTGTACAGGCTAAAACAAAGATTTATTTTGCGAAATTTTGTTCGCGGAACTTGATTTTTAATAAGTTTTTGATTTCTGGATCTTGATTTATTGTTTCTGCAATAATCTCTTGTAATGGCATGACTTCATCATAGTGATACACTTCACGATATTTCAACGGATCGCCAAGTCCGCCCGTATTTGTCGGAATAATCCCACTTAAACCTGCAGGAAAACGGTGTGCGGTTAAAACATCTTGTGCCGAAATATTTTTAATGTTGGCAAATTCATCTTTTGTTCCAGTATCGCCAATCGGAATCACTTTTAACCCGTCAGGATGACCGCCCGCAATATTCACAAACATAGAGCGGAAATTTCCCACGCCTTTCGATTCGCTGATCTTTCTTGCGATCTCTTCTTCCATTTGTTCGGTTAAGTCGGGATCCGTGGAGTACAAAATAAAGCCCATATGCGCACCATTGCTAAAATAGCGACGGCGAAATACTGTCGCATCAGAATTTAGCAATGCCGATTGAATACCGCCTACATAATCGGGCGATCCATAAACTTGTTGCATAGGATCGTAAAGTTTAATGAAGATAATATCTTTCGCATCATAGCGATAGATTTCTTGTGCGGTATCATAAAGCGATTTTTTCATTAAATAGGAATAGCCGCCATCTTTGCGCACGCGCAAATAAAGGCTGGAAAGTGGTACTAAGCGCACCACTTGCCCAAACCCATTACGCACTTTTAAAAGCCCCACATCCCCAAACTGAATTAAGTTCAGGCAAAGTGCGCGCATATCCATACGAGATAACGCTTTTCCGCCTTCGTAGAGTGCGCTCACCATATTGGCTCGACTATGCAAAATTCCGCCGTGTTGTGCGTTTTGATGAGGTAGTTTAGCCAGTGCATGACGATTCACTGGGGGTAAATAGCAGTTATAATTTTCATCAAAGCCAATACCGACATAATCCAATGCGGGTGAGGCTGTGATCTCACTCAATGAAAAAGTGCGGTCATTAATTGGGGCAATAACAATCCCTTTTTTATTGTCTGTTTTTACATTAGTTTTCATTTAGTACGCTCCATCTGCGACGTTTGCGAGGTTTATCACTTAAGGATTTTTTATTAATGGCGTTACAAATGGCAAAAAACACATCGGCATGTTGTGTTTTGACTGTACGTTCAGCAGTGAACGTCATCGTATTGCCACTTTTGGTTGATTGGTGCTTAATCATTAAAAAGCTCGGTACAATATCTAATTCGCTTTCGCTCCACTCAATTTGCCCATGCTCAACCAAATCATGTACTTTAAGCACCATACCTGTTTTGCTTTCGGGGTTGTAAATAATGGCAGTGGCGGCACGGCGGGCAAATTCTTTTACTAATTCATAAACGCCATAACCGACACCCGTCGCATCGATGCCGATGTAGGTCATATTGTATTTTTCATAAAGGGCGCGAATTTGATTGGCTTGATAGACATAGGAAAGTCCATTCCATTGATAGCGTGCAAGCAGACGATATTTTTCACCGGGTAACGCAGGTGGGGCAATAATCACAAAGCTAGCCCCATCGCCACTATGTGCGGGGTCGAATCCGCCCCAAACTTCACGATCACCAAAAGGGCGATCTGCTTTCGGATTAAAATCTTTCCATTTCGAAATATCTACACCACATTTTAAAAGTTGTTTCACATTGAAAATCGAATCGGCATCATCAATCCAAACACACATATAAAGCTGATTGAAGGCATATTTGCTATAGCGTTGTTTCAGTTTTTCAATGTTAAATAACGTGCTGGCACCGCCTTTTAGCGCATCTTCAATGGTTACCACATAACGCCACTGACCATCGGGGCAAAGTCGCCCACCGTCACGCAATTCTGCAAAAGTTGGGAATGGCACGTTTTTGCGTTTAGGGTCGCCATCTCGCCAGTTATCGCCACTCCAGAAAGAATAGGATTCATGGAATTTTGAAGACGGTGTGCTGAAATAGGTTTCGCGCCATTTCGCGTGTGTTGCCATCGCAGAAGCCACATCATTGAATCGTTGGAAGTCTCGAATCCATGCATATTCATCGCCATAAACATGCCCGCTGTTCCCTTGTGACGTGTTTTTGTTGGTTGATAAAAAATGCAGTTCTGCGCCGTTGCTTAAAATAATCGGGTTGCCGGTTAGCTCAACAGCGAAATATTCACGCGCCATCTTCACAATGTAATTTTTAAAGATTTCTGCTTGCCGTTTACTGGCGGATAAGAAAATTTGATTGTCACCGCTGAAAATCGCATCTTCCAACGCTTCAAAACTAAAATAATAGGTTGCCCCAATTTGGCGCGATTTCAGAATATTGCGCACATCATGGTGTTTGTTAGCGCGGATGTGTTTTTGATAATCAAACAATGAATCAATAAACGGCTGGCACATTTCGGGGGTAACGTGGGATATATCATTTTTAACCCGTTTTTTCTTCTTGCGTTCGTCACCATCGCCACTATCGGCAAAGGCGCGCTCATTGCCAGAAACGTCCGCAGAATGGACCGCACTTTTTGCTGTCACTTTAGCTACCGTTGCGGCACGTTGCTTTTTATACTGAATATCTTTATCGATCAGGGCTTCTAGTTCTTTTATTTCCTGATCGCTTTTATTTTCACGCTCTGTCAGCGTGATAATGCGTAACGCAATTAATTCTTCAATCCCGCTTTCGCTGATTAAATTGCGCCAGTTGTATTTTTCTGCCCAATAGTAAATCGGGCGTGTGCTATTTAAACCTAATTCTTCAGCGATCTCTTTCGGCGTGTATTTTTTTAAATATA